AAGCCTCCGTCATATCCACCACAGTCTAATAGAAACAATGTTCCTGACAGGATACCGACAACCGCATAGGCTGTTTCATCTCGTCCTCGACCGGATGGATCAATAGACATCACAATACCATCATATGGGACCCAAGAGCCTTCTATAGCTAGGGGTCTGTACATTCTGTCGCCAGTCATGCCCACATTTGGTACACCCCTTACTTCTTTTTCAGGGTCGTTACACCATATGGCTTTTTCAGGGGCTTTTTCTGCATCTAAATCCATGACTATCAAATCAGACATCTTCAACGGATATCTATCGATATCACTTAAGGAAGTATCTAGTTGAAATTGCAGAGAGAACCCGGATTTACCATATGATAACTCCCGTTCTAGTAAGTCATCGTCTGAGAATCGAGCGGGGTCAGTAGAATTGCCTACCAGTTCAGGGTCCTTTTCTAGCTTTTCAATAAAATAAGGAGCCAAAGCTCCATCATATTTTTCGATCTGCGTTGGGTCAGGATACCTCGATGGCCATATTCTCTTTTCATAACCCCGGTCTGTCAGTGCGTTGTAAAGAGATGACTCTACTTGTGGCGTTCCTAGATATATAATTTCAGAACCGGGGATAGCAATTGAATCAAATTCTTTCACTAGTTCAGAAATCTTATCTCTTTTTAATTGAGTCTCAGAGTTCGCAGGAGTCTCTATGTCATCGGCTATACACACCGTTGAGCGTGAGCCGGTCATTTGGCCATGAACTCCGACAGACTTAACAGAAGGGCTATGAGCTGCCTTTGCCGGACCTACGTCAAAAGCCACGTTAGAGGCTCTCTGGTCGTCGCTAGGTTTTAAATGCTGTAGTTCCGGGAGTTCCCATATAAGACGCTTGGTGAACACTGAGAATGCGTCTGAGCGCTCTTTAGAAGCAGAGACAACTAGAATCTTTTCGTCGGGATTCTTTAACAATCGCCAACAAGCGTAGGCGCTAGTGGCATATGATTTTCCTACGCCTCGAAAAGCACAGATGATTCTACGCTTGGGCCCATGTTGTAGGAAGTCTGCAATATCGTATTGAATAGGTGTCGGATTAGGTAAACCAAGATGGTCCCATACTAGCCACAAGAAATTTCTAAAATCTTGTAATTCATTTGGTATATTAGCCACAATTAGTTAACCTCACGTAAGTCCTCTACAACTTCAAATGGCACACTTTTTGCCAAATTCCGTAGCGGTGCTGAAGCCTCGGGTGTGCTTGTAATGCCATTATCCTTTAGAAGTCGAATGGCGGCAACGATGTCAGCAGTAGAAGCTTCGTCAGAAACTATTCTATTTAACAATTCCTCACACACAATTGTATGTAAGTTAGTTAGTAATTTTTTTATATCGCTCATGATTGTAGATTCGTATTTTAAACAGTGTGAAAAGAGACTCCGCTTTGGTTGTCCTTTAAATTATCCAGTCAGGATTACCCGACCGAAGAATTCTGATGAACATGGGAGTTGTGAATTGAAAGGAGCTGAGGGGAAAGAGTATTTTTTAATCCGCATTAGTAAACAATTAGATGAGATTTCTGCGGTAGACACTTTGATTCATGAGTGGGCTCATGCTTTGTGTGAGGGTTTTGGTTTTACTGTAGTGGATCATGGACCTGAGTGGGGTATTTGTTACGCTAGGTGTTACTGCGTAGTTCACGACGAGCGATAAATGTTACGCCAATCAGTAGAACAAATAAAAGACCAAACAAGATTAAGACGTTGGTGGCGTGTTTTTGTCTATCCTCGCTTGATACCAATCGTTTAGAAGTTTGAATGGTACTGTCATTGCGGTAAACACTGCTTGGATGAACGTCGACGCGGCTTGTCTCGCTTGAGGGAAAAACAGAATCGCCAGTAGCATCCACCAGCGAAACTCCGTCAACAGACTGGTCGTCTCGTGTAACACTTCCCCGACTTCCGTTGTCGGGGTTGACTGCTTTGGGTCACTAGAGTCACCTCCAAAAAAGCCACCGCCGGGTAATAGCGAACAACTTAATATTAAAAACGAACTAACAGCAAATACAAAAGGGGTAATAAATTTAATCATGTGCCTAAATAAGAGATTACTAAAGATACAATTCCGGCGGCCATTGAGCATACTCCAACTAACATAGCTTTACTTCCTTCTAACGCTCGAATACGTTGGTCATGTAAATTGATATTTTCATTTAAGATCTTGGACGTAGCGATAAGAGAATCAACCTTACCTTCAAGACGTCCAAGAGCTAGTAATATTTCGCGGTCTTCCATTATTCATCCTATGTCCACCGAAGAACAATTCCGCTTACTCTAATTTCTTTATTATTTAGCGTCTTAACTCTAAATTTCATAGAAGTACCTGAAGGTTGACCACTAATTGTTGCGTTACCCTCGTAAAGAGTAAAGTTTCCATTAACAGCACCCGCAGTCAACGTAGCAGTAGTCCAATTAGTCCCACCATCTCTACTAATTTCTGCTGTCAAGTCAGTATTTATCGTTGATGAATCAACAAACTCCGCTTGAACAGTAATCCGTCCAGTCGTAGGAGCGGATGAAGCAGTTAGACCTCCATTAATTAAGGTCATATTAGAAGAAGATGTGTACCAATCGTTACTTGCATCATACGTTTCGTTTGTGCTAGTGGAACCAATAGTGTCACTATCGAAAGGATCAGCTTGTCCCTCAGAAAAATTTAAAGCAATTCCTCGAAGGTCGGCTACATAAAGCATAAGAGCTCTACCGTCTTTAATACTTAAGGAAGCTTCTTCAATTGCTGAAGGTATAACACCGCTGACTAACTTACCGCCACTATCTAATACCGGAATATTGCCGGCAGAAGTGCCAATTGTTACGTCAGACAGAACTCTAGTATGGGTTTCAGTCATTGTTAAGCATAATTAATGTGTACATAGTAATCACCGGCTACACCAAATTTAAAATAAACATATGCCGGCATGGCATTCTTAGCTATAAATAGTGGTTCACTAGTAGTACCCGGATTAATAGGCATACCAGTTGTGGACACTGCACTAATTTCGTAATTAGGGTCGCCTTCAGAACCATGGTCGGGAACATCAAAAGCCGGAGAGTATGGTGCAGTAGCATCTACAGGTTGAACAGTTGGAAGCCAAGCTTGAATAGCATTATTGCCATCGCCTACAACCCAAACGGAAGTAGCACCTTGTACGTTGTAAAGGGGAGAAGTTTCAGTATCAGCAGTTGTAACCACTTTGTGGATTACATAATTCTGTTTAGAGTAAGGAGTTGTTGAAGTAACAGTCATAATAAAAAGTAATTAGAGAAAGAAAGAGGTGTGTGTGATAATTAAAAAACGATTAAGTGGAAATCTGCTTCGTCATGTTCGGATTCTTCATGATGGTTAGTTACATATATACGTAATGATGTTGAGCTTGTTCCAATATATTTAATACGATGGTCATCATGGGCGGAAGTTTCACCAAAATGGGCATAGACAGCAGATGTATCAGAACTAGAACTAGCAAAGTTAGATTGGATAACCGCAAAATGATAAGAACTTCCGTCAGGTCTAGCATTTGTAAAAGTTACATCGTAATAATTACCGGTATCATTAAAAACAATACTAGAAACATTACGTTGAGGGTGATTACTTCTAATAGTACAAGCACCGTCAGTATCACGACCATGGAATCTACAGTAAGCAAAAACACTTCCTGTTCCAGTTAACCCGCCTGTTAAATTCAAATCACCTCCTACTGTTACGTCACCAGTTGTGACAACTGTTCCCGCATCTACGGAACCAGTAACACTTGCGGAAGCACCAGTAAGAGTCCCGACAGCAGTAATTGATTGTCCTTTGATTTCATTACTTGAAGCAGTCAGTCCAGTAGTTTGAATTTTAAGTCCTTCTAGTTTACCGGCGCTTGCTTTAACATCTCCGGCAGTTGCATATAAGTCACCACTTGTAGAATAAACATCACCACTACCTGAATACACATTTCCACTACCGGAAAACACATCTCCGGAGAGCGAATGAATAGTTCCAGTACCGGAAAAAACAGGTCCACTGGCGCCAACATAACCAGTTGCAATTACATCTGTACCTATGATATCTCCATCATTATCGATAGACGCTTTAACAACATTATCAGAATTTTTAATTTCTAGTATTTTTGCAGATTGACCTGACGCTCCTTTTAAAGTCATAGGAGTATCAGTAGCTTGCGACGACGTTAACACTAGTGGAGCATCAAAGACATTTCTTGTGATACCAAAGTTTTGTATATAGATGACAGAACTCTGTGGAGGACAATTTGTATTACCAGTGTTAGAAGGGAAAGCTCCCGATTCAAATGTAATACCGTAGAGGCCATTGGTTTCTGTGATCTTATAGTCACGAACTGTTGTACCATCATTAGCTGACGGAGCTTGAACAATACCGTCTACATACACAACATATACTTCGTTTCGTGTGGATGCCGGAGTAGGAGACGTAAGAGTGTAGGAGCTTGTCGTATTATTTGACGCAGTAAATTTCCAAACTTGAGGATTAGTTGTTCCTCCACCGTAGATTGCTAGACTGTCTACATACCCTTTTGTTACTGCATCATTGTCCGCAACAGCAGTACCTAATGTAGAAATCCTTAAGCTATCCGCATTCCAAGTTGTGTTTGAAGCGTCTTTTGCAAGACCACCAATGCCCACATCTTGTGCTTCTTGAGCAATATATAAATTCTGAAGAACAGCATTATCTAAGTCAGCCTCAGTCAAAATTGATCCATCTTCAAAATCAACTAAACGTCCGGCGGCTGTTTTAGGAGTTACTCTTTGTATCTTTACGATTACGTTGTTTGAGGGAGCAGAGCTAAACACAACTTTAGGTGTCGCCCCAGTCTCATCAATAGAGTATCCGGAACTTTGTTTTACTGCATCTAGGTAAACTTCTAGATGGGAAGATGAAAGGTAAGGCTTGTTGCTAATACCCGGCTCACTACTGAACGTAATATTAAACTCAGTTAAAGAACCATTAGCGGTGTACTGGACGAAGGAATATGCCATATTTAATAGTTAAGGATTTGGTCAAAAACTTCCCCCCTTCGAGCCGCGGCTCTCATTCGTTTTTGGTGTATACGAGATTGTAATAATTCAGGGAACTCTTTTTCTAGCTCTCTGTATGCTCTTGAACGATATTTACTTAAAATCTTTCTTAACTCGGCTACTCGTGGATCATAATCGGGGGATTCAATCATCCGTTGATAGCGAGGAGATTTAATTAATTTTTCTAAAGCTTGTTTTAGTGTTTTACCGTTAAGCTTGACAGTGCCATGTAATTCTTGCCACCTATCATGTGCAGTTTGACCTGATGGTTTAACTAGTTCACTTAAGTCAACGCCATTCTTTATCGATTGTGGAGGAGAGAACCCATGTTCACGTGCAGCTAATTCTTGTTTAACGATATCTGATTTAACTTGTGTATAAGCAAATGGAGACATAAACTCTAAACCATCAGGTGCAAAGTATGATGGCTTCTCAATTGGTGCACCTAAGACATCTCGTCTAGGCATTAAACCATCTGACATACCCGGAGTACGAGATAACCATTGTTCTTTAAAACTATTGATTTCTCGGTAGTAAGGGTCAGAATTTAAGTCTTTAATTAAAGTGGGCATACCGGCTGAAGCAAAACCACGTACCCATTTTTCACCATACACATCAGGGTTTGTTAACGCTTGTGTTGCTTGAACAATACCCTGTAAGTAAGTCTTTTCAGTTAAGTTTCTACTGAAAGCTAATAGCGTTGCTTGTAATATATCTTCAACTAAAGTGCTATCACCTTCTTCATTGTAGTGAGCTAAACCTTCCATTAAGTCTGCTTGAACTCCTAAGAACGAAGCCCATGGATCAAGTCGTTTATAACTAACCCATCCATCTCCTACTTTTAATGAGTAAGGTTGGTTACCAGCTTCTAACCAAATTTGTCTTTGTCTTTTCTCTTTTGGTCCACCACCAGTTAATTTACCTGAAGCAATTGCTGACATAGCAATAATAGACATTGCACTACCTGTAGCTAAACGACCAATTGCATCTGCTTTAGCAATAGGGTCACCACCATAGATTGCTTGGTCCCACTCAGGTTTTAACTTTGATTTAATTAATTTAGCCGTATCAAACAGAGGACTAAACTGACGGTCAACGAACCACGTTGCCAAGTTTGTAGGTGTATTAACAAATGGAACAATAAGTCTTCCAACCGGATGTCTTGCTAATAGACGTTGTAGACCCGCGCCGGCACCTTGAATACCTCTAGAAAGAGTATTAGCTCCAAGGTTTGGATCGTTTCTTGTAGTAAATGTAGCTTCTCTGGCGATACGTAAACCTTCTTTGGCTACGTTACCCAAATCATTATCCCACAAATCTTTAAATATTTCATTAGCTCGTTCACGAATGAGATACTTAGCATCATCACCTGTTTGACCTATTTCATCTGTAGCCATACGTTGTGCTTTGTTCCACATGTTACGAGCGTTATACATTTGACCTTTTTCAGTCATAATGCCAAACTGTTTTTCTACCCATTTCTGTTGAGCAACACCGTCAGTAGGATGTACTTCTTTAGCTTTAGAAGTAAGCTCTGTCAAAACGTGAGCTCTGTAATTCAATTGCTTACTGAATTCATCCATTGACCCAAGAGCTCTTAATGGCAACTTAGTAATATTATTATGTACCCAGTTAACAATTGTTCCGGCCATCGAGTCACTTATTCCCGCTACACCCGCAACATCTGTTGCTCCTGAGTGCATGCCAGTAGCATCAGCTAATGATGACATACCTCCGGGGTCAAGTTGACTTGAGCTTGTACGGAATGCAACTTTTAGTGCTTCAATACTTTCAAGGGCTTGTCTTGGTAAGTTAGATATAAACGCTAGTTGGGCTTTACCATCTGCGTCCGCTACTAGACCTCTACCTATAAGTTTTTCAAGAGGCATAATAACTGTATTTATCCAAGAACCCATTGTGTTAACAGTTTGAGTTTTAACTCCTGATAACAACGAGCCGTAATACGCTTCTAAGAAAATATGTCCCCAACCAAGTTTATGACGTTTGTTTGCTACTCGCATAGCTTCGACATCACCTTTTTCAATAGCAACAACAGTTTGTTCATACCATGTATCACCATCTACTTTACCGGATTCAAGAGCACTTAATAGTTTCGTATATTCTTCGTTATCTATTCCATCAATATATTTTCCACTTAAATCAGTAGATTGAATTGCAGAACCTTTACCTCTACGCTTACGAGAAGCAAATGCTCTAGCAAGAGCTTCCATGTTAGACACAACAGCAGTTGTCGTTTCACCTAACTGTTTCTCAACAATCATTGCTCTAGCAATTTGTTCGCTAGTAGGCTTTTGACCTTGCTGTGTAATCTCACGTAATTCTCTTATGTTTTTTGTATGTTGACGTAACAGCGCGGCTTCAACATCTTGAAGTGCATATAAGTTAGTCAAGCTATCTTCAAACATACGGTGACCACTAGTTACAATTTCTGCCAATGCTTCAGTACCTTGTACGTTAGCTGTTTCAAAAATTGTGTGAGCACGTTGTTCAGCTTCAATTAGTTTTTCTTCATAACTAATAGCTTCTGGAGCATCTTTACGAGCTCTATGTAAATCACGAGCTTTAATAAAGAGGTCACGTGCTGTGTCATCACCTTCATCAGATACTAAGTCAGGACGACCTTCGAGGTCTTTAGGAATTGTATAAACTTCTCCAAGCTCTGAGGCTGTTGAGTTTAGATATACAACTTCTCCAGTTTCAGGATCAATTACTTGACCATTGTATTCAGGAGCTCTCTGACGACGACGCTCTTTACGCTGTTGTCTAGCTTTAGCATTTTCACCTTGTTGGAATAATGGTTGTTCACCCCTTGGTTTATTCATATCAAGGTTTCTTGCAATACTATCAACATAGGTATATTTATTTATTTCACTAGCTTTAGCTCCCGACCTAGACATAACATCTTGGCCATACATATCAAATAAAGACTCTAAAGTTTTAAGTACATCTTCAGGTAAACCAATTAGGTGCTCATAAGTAGCACGTTCTACAATACCATCTACTAACATTTCGTCACTAAGGCTACTTATATTTTCATTACCAAAAGTAAAATTGTCATAGATTTGTTCTAAAAGGTTTCTATTACCTAATGAAGTAAGAGTTTCTCTAAAAGTTTCTTTACCTTTATCAGATGCTACTAACGATCTTTCAGGAATTTCTATTCTAAGATTTTCTAGTACACTCGTGTAATAACTGTAATGGTCAATATCCGCAATATCTTCATCTGTTAGACCGGACCTAGTAATTAAATCTTGTTTGTACATATCAAACTCAGCGTCTAACTCCTTAAGATATTCTTCATCAAGGTCACGAAGATTAGACGGGTTAATTACATCTACAACTGTGTCTAAGAATTGTTCATAAACTTCAGGGTCATCTAAATTTGTAGGTGTTGAAGGAACATTAATTCCATTTTGTCGTAATTTACCCACCAACCTAACGACATCTACAGACGCATTGCGTATTTGTTGTTTAACGTCAGAAGGTGACATAATAGTTGATTTTTGTTTAAATCTATCACCACTTCTTTCAAACAAATCGTCGAACACTTTTTTAACATTGTCCGGCATTTCTACATCTACTGCACTACCTTTTATACGGTTGTAGATGTTCTTCATAGCGTCTGCTATTTTGGCAAACACAGCTTTTAGATAATGAGGAGCTTGCCCTTCCATTAAGTAACGCTCAAACGCTCTAGCAAACTTTTCTTCTGCGTCAACATTCCACGTGCCATCTTTTGCTCCAGCCCATTCATCTAAAATCTTACGTTCATCAGGAGTAAAACCACCGTCTTTACCGGATAATTCATAAAAGCGACGACGAACAACGTGGCCTAACTCATGTACAGCGGTAGAGATATCAGGATTATTTAGACCTCGAATAAACGCTTTACCATCTTCTCCAAACTCTGTTACACCTTTAGCAGTTGTGTATGGATCAACTTTACCTTCATCTTGGTATAAGAAGTCACCTTTGTTTCCTTTCTTAGCTCTCTTAGCAAGAACTAAAGGACCAACTTGAATAACACGTTCAGCTTCTATAATAGGTTCTTGTGTGGCTCTATCATAATAAAAGTCATGTCTTTCAGGGTCAAAACCAACTTGTACCCAGTCAGGGTCGTTTAGTGCGGCTTCTGCTTCAGCTCTAGTTGCTTTAATAGTAGAGTTTTCAAACCCACCTTCTATTACTGCAAAAGGAGATTTACCACCGCCTTGCGCTACTTTTAACGCTTTTTTACCATACGAACCAAACGTCGCATTATTGATAACAGCAACAGCTCTATGTGAAATTGGCTTTTGAGAACCGGCGTCATGGATAGTTGGTACCCACACGCCATGTCTTGAGTAGGCCGGGATGTCTAACCTTAAACCAACAGTAGCACCTTCTTCAACTTTAGCATTCACTCGTTCTTTTTGTTTACCTTTTAAAGCGCCATCCATTTCTTTACGGGTGGCAGATTTTGGTATATGGTTATAAGGAATAACTGGCTTTAATTCATCTACTAAATCTTGATACTCTTTAGCAGTTAATTTACCAGCTTCTAATTCTTTAGCCGCCTGTTGTAATTCTAAATTTCTGTTTCGTGTAACACTTTGGAATAAAGGGCTAGGAGTTAACACAGAACCTCGACTTCCGCTAAATCTATCCCCGTCTAAGAAAAATGTATTAGATCTTTTACCACCCGCAATATTTTTCTCTAACTCGGCTTCTTTACGTTCAAGCCGCCATTGCCTGTTATTGTTCTGAAGCAATTGTTCTTGTAACTCATTAAATTCCACAGTTCTATGATTAGGGTTTTCAAGTAGAGTTTGACCCATTACGTTAGACCTGTTCTCTAAAGCCATCATAAGTTCACGAAAATTTACAAGTATTTTGCCCGGAAATTCTTCGTTTTCAAGTGCATCAAGTAATGCTTTTTTAGATTTAGTAGGGTTTTTTATACGTAGTGCGTCTACTACAGTTTTAATACCGTCACTATATATCGGGGCGATATCCCATCCAGATGGAAGCTCTCCTTTTTCATTCTGATGAAAAAATAATTCTTGAATTCTTTTCCACCCTACATGTTTATTAATTTCTTCAATAAGAGTTTCGGCTTCATGTCTAGTATATTTTGATCTTTCGGCTCTAGTGGGAGTAAAATCCTTATCTACCATAGTCTTAAAAGGTCCCCGCCCCATGTCGTAATCTGTTAATACTTTATAAAAACCTAACTTGTCTTTGCGAAATTGTTTAGCTTGTTTTTTTACTGTACGACCAAGAAGACTCCATTCTTCATACCTGTTATTAGCGTTTTGTATTTTTGGCCTAATGGATGCACTTTCTGAGCTTATCGAGGCAATAATTCCTTTATTAGAGTCTAGTTCTGCTTGCCATTTTTTAACCGCAATTATGTCATCCTGTTCAGAATCTGATTTATTTAACCTATGTTTTTTACTTAATTTTTGTATAGCACGAGGGATTCGTTTGGTATACAAATTACTATCGAGAGATGGTGAAAGCCCATCAATTTGTCTAATTTCTTCAACACTAGAAAAACGAATACCATCATAGCCTTCTTCAGCCGCCAGTTTTAATAACCGTTCAACCATATGTTCAGGCCAATTTTTACGTAAAGGAAAATCAGGGAATATTGAATGCCCAAAATCCTCAATCTCCGATTTAACAGGATAGTCTCGACCCGCAGGAATAAGTAAAGGGTCAGTTTGGTCTATGCCCGACGTGTCTTCAAACCTTTGTGAGACATTTCTTGCCCAATCACTTTGTACTTCAAATACATTTAAAATCCTTTGACCATCTTCTGTAAACTCATCATGAAAACGGGCGTGAACCATTGTTTTAGGACCATAATGTGAATCCATTGCGGAATTCATGTGCCATATTTCCTGTATATCGTCAGACATATTGTTCCACTCTAAACGCATCTCTCGATAATTAATTAGACCTTCACCATTATTAGGAGAATAATCTTTAAATCTAACCGGATCTTGAGTAAGATTTTTAACAATATTTTCGTAACTTTCCCCGTATGTCCACTCTAGTAATCTTTTAGCTTCTTCTTCTGTTAAATTAGTTTCTCCCTTTTTAGCTTTACTTTTCTTAACTAAGATTTTGTCTAAGACGTATTTGTTTCTGGCTGAAAACTGAATCGGGTCTATCCCAAGTTCCGGTAAAATTGACGCACCATCTGTTGCTAATTTGTTAGCAAGAACATTATTTTTCATTAACAGATTAAGAATGTTCTGTGGTTTATCTCCATGGTGAATTGAATCTTGTATTAAATCATGAACTGATTTATCTATAAACCTTGCGTCCATCCGGTGAGGGTGGTCAGTTCTATCAAATTTTGGTTCTATGTTGTCAGATGCAATAACTTCCTTAATCTCAACTTGATTAATAAGTTTTTTAGCTTCTCCAATTGTAATATTAGGATTTTCTTTTAATACTAAATCTAAACCAGTAAAAGCCCATTCCGTTTGTTTACCGCCAATAGCTTTTTTTGCTTGAGCTAAAGTCATGTTGTCATCGAATTTATCTAAGCCTCGAAATGTTTTGTGAAAAAACTGTTCAGCATCTATTTGAAACAAACGCTCTCCTCCGGGAGATGTACCAATTGTCATTACGTCAGGAGTTAAACCAAACGCATCTGCTAAACTTGCGACACCAACAGCTTCATCTCTACTAAGATCAAAACTTTCCATCCAAGGAGCAAGTTCTTCATCTTCATATATTCTTTGAGCTTCTTTATTAGCCTCATTAATATCCCCAGTTTCTTCATACTTCTTACGTTTAGCCTTTAGAGCTCGTAAGCCTATCAACAGACTGTCAACCGCAAAACCAATGCCTAGTCCTTCGACGGCATTCTTAAGTCTTCCAGTGATTTCCCAGTCGTCTTCTTCTGTTGAAAGGAATTCTGATATAGGGTTGGCAAGCGAAGGAGCAGATTGGATTAAATCAGATAATCTACCTTCATCTCCTTTGAAGAACAAAGCGTCAGTCGCCATGCCCTGTAGTGAAGCAGTTGCTAGCTCTTGACGATACTTGCCTCCCATCAAAGCTTTACCTACCTTACCTGTGTTTCTTAACTTACTAGCCATAGCAAGGCCGGCAACTCCACCGCCCATAGCAAAGCCCGCACCAAAATTAATAATACCATCTACAATACCGCCGGCAACCGTCTCAGATTCTCCAAGACCAAAGTTATCGGGGATATCATAATCCAAACCAAAGACAGTCGGGAGTTCAAGTACAGCTTCTGCGGCACCGGCAACTCCTCTAGGTATGCCCATAGCAATATCACCTACATGACCCCAAAAGCCTAGTTCTTCTTCATTGAA